CGCCGAGGGCGTCCACTGGGTCGTCGCCCCCGGCCCCGTGGGCATCCGGGGATCAACCCGGCAATCGCCGAGGAAATCCGTCAACGGGGCCGCGCCACTCCCGTCGAGGACATACAGATCGTCGATGTCTAGTGGACTGCCGCCCGAGTTTTGCAGCCACATCGCCGTCCACAAGTTACTGCCGCCTTGGGAGGTGTCCTGTCCGGTGAGGGCCAGGACCGTCGTGCCGTTCACCTGGATCGTCACGACGCCCGCCGAATCGTGGATCGTCACCAGCACGGCGACGTGGGCGTAGACGCCCGCCGAGAGGACGCCCGCCGCCGTCGTGCCTAACAGTACGCTCCCAGGGGACAGCCCGAAGCCCGCACTGGTCGATCCACGATACGCCGCGATCGACCCATCCGTATTGGTTTGCAGGAACACCTGATCGCGGTTCAGGGTGCCGTTATAGAGCCCCACGAACCGACTGATCTGCAACGCGCCATTCCGCAGGCCGAACCCGATCACGGCGGTCGACCCGCTGCTCACGAGCCCCTTCAGCACGGTGGTATTCACGGTGAGGCGCAGACTGGCGGAACTGTGTCGGCCATTGCCCGCGCTGACGGTCGGTGCCCCCACGAGGGTCGTCCACTTTTCCGTGAGGTCGGCGGTCGCGTAGTGGTCCCACGAGTCGGTGAAAAGAAGCATCGGTAAATCTCCCTAATGCGTGGGCGGCGCGCGCCCGGGACGGGACTGCCCACGGGCTTCCCCGTGAGCGCGGAGTCGTGTTTGCTCATACCGGACGCCCCACGGGCTGGCCAGTCAGGTTCGCGTCGTGCTTGCTCACAGGCCGCGCGCTTTCCGCTGCGCGCTGCGGCCGGCCGCCTGGCGGGGGCGTCGGCGTGCCGGGCGCGGGCGGGGCGGCCGGGGGCAGCGTGATACCGGCCAGGATGAGCAGTTTGGTCACGTTCACATACTGCGGCGCGGCGGGATTCAGATCCTCGCCCTTGAGGTTCACGCTCACCTTGGGCTTGTCCGGTTCCGGCTGGGGCGCCGGCTGCGGCTGGCCCACGAGTTTCGTGGGATCGTAGCCGAACGCTTCGACCACGGCGCGGAGCAGTTCCGTGTGGTTGATACCGGGCGCGTTGGCGGTGAGGTTGTAGAGGCGCAGCGTTTTCTCGCGCTCCTGCGCGGCGTCCAGGCGCACGCTCGAGTCGGGCCGCACCTTGAACGCATACTCGCCCTGGATCGCCTCGCGGTTCCACGTCGCAAATTGCTTCGCGCCATCGGGCCCGACCATTTCGACGAGTTGCTCCTCGCGCGCCGTCAGTTGGAGCAGACCGAGGAGTTTACCCGCGCCGCGCGTCAGCCAGCCCAGCACGTTGTTGCGCTCGTTGGCGAGCCGCGTCTCGGTCGCCCGCGCGATGATCGTGGCTTCGGTCGCCGTGTCGGCGTTCTCGTTGCCGAGGCCCTGGTTGTTCGCGCCGCTCGCGCCCAGCCGATCGATGTCCTGCTGATTGATCCGGTCGAACGAGAAATTCTCTGGCGGGAATGCCGCGTTGCGGAGCGGGCGCAGATCGTCATCGCTCACGGGCCCATCGAAGCCGATCAGGGATTGCACGGAGCCGCGCTCGATCTGCGCGATGGTGTTCACGTCGATCTTGCTTTTGTTGAAGCCGCTCATCGGCAGGTTGCGCTTGCGCTGCTGAATCATTTGCGTGCGCGCGAGATTCTTTTCGTGCGCGACATCTTTCAGCACGTAGCAGTCGGACCCGGGGAACGCCGTATTGGGCCGCGAGCGGAAACATAACGGATGGATCGGGAAGCCTTTCATGCCGGCCTGAAATTCGCCGGTCGGCTTGAAGGTCTGGTACGGCGAATCGCCGTGCGCGCGCACTTCGGTCGCGTACTCGCCTCGGCCGCCGCCGCCCGTCTCGAGGATGACGAGGCGTCGGATGCGTTCGGGGTTGGGTTGCTTCGGATCGACGTACGACGCGCGGTACCAGATTTCGTACCCGCAGGCGACGGGTTGCGATTTGATGGCCTCGAGGTCGCGGGCTGTGACCACGAGCTTGTCGAAGTTCACATCGGCGAGCGCCCCGGCGTCCAGGCCGTAGTCGCGCGAGAGTTGCTCGCGGTCGGCGAAAAACCGGAAGCCGATCCAGGGGGCCTCGTCGTACCGCGTCGAGAGGAACGAGGCCGGCAGGAGCAGGTTCTCGGGCGCGATGCGGCGCCAGTAGATCTCATCCCAGATCACGCGCTCCACGTCCTTGGTTTCCGGCGTGCCGTCAGGATTGAGCGCCTCGGTCATCTGCGGCTGGCCCGTCACCGGATCGGCCATCGGCGTCTGCGTGAGCGGGTCGATCGCCGGCTCGAGGCGGCCCGTGGGCTCTGACACCTTCTGCGTCACCGCCGAGTACCCGATCTTTGACGCGCCGAATCCTGACGTGATGAGACAGTCGCGCAGCAGTTCGTCGATCAGGGATTTGGCGTCGATGCCGTCCAGACCGATGAGCGAGTTCATCACCGCTTGCACGATCGGCGCAGACGCCTGGGCGGCGATCACGCGGGGCGTGACTTGCAGGGCGGGCGTTTGGAAAAACAGGTTCGGGATCTTCTGTTCAACGTGGTAGAAGCCCACGTTGATATTGATCTGCTCGTCGGACGTGGCGAGGTTCTCCATGCGCGCGCGCCCGCCCGCGTAGGCGTCGAGGAGCGGTTTCCAGATGTCCACTTCCTTGTCGGTACGCTGCCGGCTGGCCTCGATCGCGTCACACCAGAATTTCGCCGACCCGATGCCCTCCTCAGGGAGATCGATTTCGACGGCGGCCGGGCGCGTCGAATCCGACACCTTGCGGTCCACCGCGCGATCGACGCGATCAGCGACCTGGGGCTTGCGGGAGGGGGCGCGGCGAGGGGCGGTGACAGCGCGGCGGGATTTGGCCATGGGAGATGGCCGCGATTATACGCTCGTCAGAAGTCCCATACGCTGGCCTTGGACGCCACGCGCAGGGCGTTCACCTCATGCCCGATGGCGTCGGGCCCCATCGGCTGGGCGACCGTGGGCGTGGGCATGGGCCGGGCCATCACCAGCCGGCGCATCGCGGCGGCGGGAAATTCGTCCGTGGTCGGTTCCACGTCCTCGCTGTCCTTCTCGTTGGCGACCAGCGTGCTGATCGTGCGAATGAACCGCACACAGTCGGGATGTACGAGCAGCGCCGGGGAACGGAACAGCGCCCCGCCGGGCGGCGAGAAATCGCGGACGGTGAGCCACGCGCGGAGCGCGGCCCAGCCGTTGATCCGATCGTCACTGCCGCGCTCGAGCGCCACGCCGGCCCGGCGGAAGATCTCCGAGAGGGACGTGCCGGGCGCCTTGCGGTCAGACGGCCAGAGCGAGGGTTGGGCGATCGTGGTCAGCAGTTCATCGCCGGGCGGCAGCTTGGCGATGACGGCTTTGATGTCGCGCGCCGCTTGTTCGGGCGGCGTGCGGAGCCAGGTCTGCTCGTAGCGCAGGAATAGCCGGCCGTCAGGCAGGCACTCGCAGGCGCCCCACCAGGCCCGCGCGCCGAACGTCCAGTGCAACGCTCCGACCCACTTCATGGTCGTGCCGACTCCGGCATACAGTCGCAGCGGCGAGCTTTGCAGCCGTAGGCGTCATGATCAGCGAGGGGATGCTCGCAGAACGCGCACACCGGGTCGTGCGCTTCGAGCACCGCCCGCATGGCGCTGATAGACGACTGATCGTCCTCGTGAGACTTGTAGGCGGCGATCACACGCAACAACACCTCATCAGGGAATCGCTCACTCATCGGCCCACCGGCACGGCGCGATTCGGATCGTCCGTGATGTGGAGTTCCTCGCAGAACTCGCTGAAATACTGGCCGGCGACCGAGGTCCAGTCGCCGTACCGCAGTTGCTTGTATCGCGCCGACGAGAGGCCGCTCAGTTCGGTCTTTTCGTAGTCGGGCGCCAGGAACGGATTATCCTCGAGCGTGCCGGTGATGTAGTCGTAGTTGTCGGCTTGGTACGTCGGATATTCCTCGCGGTCGGGTTGGCGCCGGATGTAGTGATCGATGAGGTACAGCATCGATCGGCCGCCCGGATTCGTGATGCACGCCGTGCTGGGTTTGAGGCCCAGCCGCGCCATCGCGGCGCGCGCCGGCTGCGAGCCCCGCGCGCGGGGGATGAGTTCGTTGAGCGATTTCGGCGCGAGGCTCACGGCCTCATCGATCACGATGCGGTCGGCCTCGAAGCCGAGATGCCGCGAGAGCGCGCGGTCGTCATCGCACGAGCCCGCGAAAATGATCGAGCCGTTGGAAAAGCGCATCTCGCGCGTCTGATAACCCACGTACCGCGCATCGCCGAGGAGTTGCGCCTCGCGCGTCATAAATTGCAAGTGGCCGCGCTCCACCTCAGGGTACGTGCTCCTGATCAGGAGGGCGCGAAATCCTTCCACTTCGCGGCAGCGTTTGTAGAGGCCCCAACGCGCGCAATAGCTGTTGTGCGTGGGGATGCCGCGTTCGCCCGCGAGGAACAGACGCGAGGGACTATCGACGGAGATGCACCGGAGCGGCCGATCGGGCACGCGCTCAATGGATTTGATGTACCGAAATTGCTGGGTGCCCCTGAGCCGCGTCGGGAGATGCGCGACCTTGCGTGGCATGGCGAACGCTTGCAGTGTGGAGGTCCAGTAGACGTGCTGCGCTTCGCCGTGATCGACGCCGTTCAGAACGGCTCGAGAGGTCGTGCGAAACGGTTTGGCCCCGAGGCTGGCCGCGAGACGATCGACGGCCGCCGCGAGCGGTCTCGACATGTTCGTGAACACGGCGAGGCCCTGCTTGGGCGAAACGTGCCCATCGCCATCCATCAACCCTTGTAGGAGTTTCAACCGTTGCGCGGGAGCGGCGACGAAATACGCCTCGGGAACGTGCTTATTGGCGATGAGGCCGTACTCGGCCAGTTGCGAGGTGAGTCCGTCCACACGCCAACCGTATTTGGCACTCGGGAAGCGGTGACACGCGAAACCCTCGGATTCGATGGCGGCGATCACGGGCGCATCGGGCGTGGTGATGACGCCGGTCACGCCGGTCCCGTTGGCGAGCCAGGCGCCGAGGGTGTACGGCGGGATCGGGAGGCGCTTCCGGCCGGTATCCCAGGGCCGCGTTGTGATCGGGATGGCGTGATTCGATCGGCTACCAATGCGGAGGGTCGCCAGGATTTGCAGTGTGGTTTTGATGGAGCCGCCGGCACGACGGCGGGAACTCGGCCGCCACGCGAGTTCGCGCTCACTGGCGTTCAGCGTGAGCCACTCATGGGTGCCGCCAGCGACGATTTCGGAGTGGTCATCGAATATGACGCGGTAGCAGCCAGTCGGATCGACGTGTTCAGGCGTGGCATCGGTGATGTGGCACTCGTTGCCGTGCTCGTCGAACACTTCGCCGCCGATCTCGAGGTCGCCCATGCGGACGAGCCCGATCGGCGTGGGGATGAGCGTGTCCACGTCTAGAGCTTTCGAGATCCCAGCGGCACCGGCCACGAGAAGATGGCGTGCGGGATGTTCCTCGATGTCCACCTGGAGCGGCAGCGGCACGTACAGCCGTTGACCGGCGAAGTTCGTCGGATGAGGATGGCTGACGGCGGCCTCGAGTTGCCGGGTCGCGCACGCCTCGCTCAAACAGATCCAGTGGGCCCCATCCTCGATCTGGCGAAATTGGTTGCCGCACCACCGGCACTTCGCCACGGGATGCGTCACCACGTCCGTGGGGATGATCAGATCGGCGCTGCGCGTGAACGTGGGCGGCGGCGCGAGCGTGGCGGATTTGACCGGCGAGATCGGGGCCCAGAGCGCGAACGTCGGCGAGGGCGGCGCCGGAGGCGGCGGCGGGGCGAACGAGTCGCTGGGCTTGCGGCGGATCACGAGGGGGGCCGATCCGCGCGCCAGCGCGTGCGGTTGCGCGCGGCATCCTCGGCCGCGAGCAGGCGCGAGACGCGGCGCGCGACGGTGCCGGAGGTGGCCAGGTCGATCGAGGCCGCCGAGGCGCGGTGATTCAAGTGATGACGGATGAGGGCGTGTTCCTCGCAGTAGTGGGCGCGGGCCGAGAGCAACCGCCGCACGGGGCGCGCGCAATCAGGGAAGCGACAGAGGCGCATAGGTGCCGAACAGCCTACGCCTCGGCACATACGCACGTCAACCGCGGCGTGGAGATTGACATGCCTATGTACGAGGCGTAGTGTCGCGGGGGCAGTTCAGAGGGAGCGGGATCGATGCGGCGCTTGCGTCTCAACGGGAAGGTGCCGCAGAATGGCGGCAGAAACGCTTCGGGGCCCACGGGCGCTGACCACGCCCACGAGCCCCTTCCAGTTCGCTGCGGATAGGAGCCGCACCGTCATGGCTGACGCCAATTCTACCCGAACCGTCGATCCGTCTCAATCCCCCATCACCCCTGACGATCTCGCCGGCGTGTACGCCGCGCTCTGGTGTCGCAAACCAGAACGCATGGCGTTGCAGCCCGCCCGCGTCTATCGCCATCTCCTCATTCTCGCCTTCGAGCGGCTCCACGAGGCCCAGCGGGAGATCGCCCGCCAGGATGAACGGGTGCTCGGGTTGATCGCGGAAATTCGCACGTTGCGCGGGGCCCGGTCGTGAGCCGCAAAATCCTCACCCAGGAACACGCATTGGAATTTCTCAACGGAAAATATTTCATGTCGGCGTACTCCGGCCAGTTTCGGATCTATCAGGAGCAACTGAACCGGATCACGCGGCGCATTGACCTGGCGCCAATGGGGGCGCGCGATTTCTGTGACGATCACGATCACCTCGGCGTCAGCGAGGGCGATAAGGTTGTGGCCGTGGGGCGCTGGTGGATTCAGCACCAGGATGCCCGGCGCTACACCGAGGTCGTGTTTGAGCCGAATCCGGTGGAGCGGAAAAAGTTACTCACCCAACCGCAGGTATTCAACCTGTTTCGCGGATTCGACACGCGCGAAAAAGAGGGCGCGTGGGATCTGATCCACTACCACATCCTGCATGTGCTCGCCAACGGCGACGAGCGCATGTACGCCTTCATTCTCGAGTGGTTCGCGCACGTCGTACAGAAACCGCACTTGTCGCCGGGGTTGGCGCTGGCGTTGAAGGGCACGCAAGGATCCGGCAAGAGCACGGTGGGCCGGATCGTGGAAAAACTGATCGGGCCGCAACACTATCTGCCGGTGAGTCAGGCGAGCCAAGTGGTCGGCCGGTTCAACGGCCATCTCGCGGATCGCATTGTGGTGTTCTCAGACGAGGCGTTCTGGGCCGGCGACGTGCAAGGGCTCGCGGCAATGAAAACGCTCATCACAGAGCCCACGCTCACCCTGGAGAACAAGTTTGGCCGCGTCGAGCGCGTGCGGAACTCGGTGCATCTGCTCATGGCGACGAACGCGGATTGGGTCGTGCCGATGGAGATTGGCGATCGACGGTTCGTGGTGTCCGTCGTGTCTGATCGGCATGTCCGCGATCACGCCTACTTCGAGGCGTTGTACCGCGAGATTGATGGCCCGGCGCTGGCGGCGTTCATGTACCACGTCGCGCGCATCCCGGTGAAGGACCGGCTTGAGAAACCGCGCGACAGCTATGTCGCGGCGGCGGCGGCGCACGACCAGGTGCGGCGAGCCTTCGATCCGTTCAATACGTGGCTGGACGATCGCTTGATGTCGGGCGTCCTGATCCAAGATGGCCCCACGGATTGGCCGCTTGAGGTGGAAAAGAGCACGCTGTATGCGGACTACCTCAACGAGGCCCGCCGGTTGGGCACGAAATATCCTATGTCCGAGGGCCGCTTCGGGCGCCAGTTGAAAGCCGTCCTCGGGCACGTCAGCAGCGAGATCCCAGGGTTCAAAGATTATCGGCCGTGGGCGCAAGGGGCCACGCGACGGCCGCGCTTCTGGATTGTGCCGCCCCTCGAGGCGTGCCGAGAGCGGTTTACCAAGTTGGTGATGGGCCCCGACTACCCGTACGACTTCTACGCGGGCGCAGACGACCGTACCGAGCACGAGTTGGCCATCTAAACCCAGCCGGCGTGATTCCAGACCAAAACCTCGTGTTTTCAACACGGACGTTGGCGTTTTGCCTCGTAACTCCTGTGTTGCTAGTGGGTTACGCGCGTTTGTGGTCGGGGTGCCTAGAAGTGGGCAACATCTTTGTTCTCTAGTAGTTACGTGCCAGTCCGGGTTTAGGGCGTTTGTGGCGAACTACTCCCCCTTATAGGCGTTTCTATGATCCGACTTCGCATTATAACGTTTTACTTGGACTTACTTGGACTGTACTTAAAATAAGAGTAAATAGGCCCAATATGGACGAAATCCAGTCCCTGTTGACGGTCGAGGAGCCCGGACGAGACCAGGACTGCCGAACCGCTCCAATGTGGACTGAGTTTGCCAGTCCACTGTAAGTTGTTGTGGAATAAGGCGCAGTCAGGGTTGGCAGCGACACGACTAAAACGGCTAATTTTGCACGCGCAACCCGTGAGCAGGAGGGGCGATCAATGGAGCGAGTGAAAAAGCGGACATTCCGATTCGAGCAGAAGCCATGGACAGCCGAACAACTCGGGCTCGGGGAGTGGGCGCGCAGTGGCCGGGTCAGTCAGGTGATCCGGTTTCATTGCCGCAAAACCGGCGAAACCATCGCGGGACCACTAGACCAGATGCATGATTTCGCCACGGTTGACGCGGCCAAACTGGTTCAGATATTGACGATTGCGCTCTGTTATCAGCGATGGGACAACCAGGAGCCATAATGCGCCTTATATGTGTATGATGTGGGCACGATGAACCAAAAACACATCACCCGACACAACATCACCCTCACGGAGCAGACCCGCACGACGTTGGACCGGCTCGAGGCCGACACCGGCATGAACCGGAGCGTCCTGATCGGCCTCGCGGTGAAATTTTTCGCCCTCAACGCCCCGCCCGCGTTCACGCAAGCACCGGGCGCGGCGTCAGACGGGAGCCCGCGATGAGTGAGCGATTCTCGGATGAGGTGTTGCTGACGGCGTTCAATGATGCGGAATATGCCGCCGCCAAAAGCAACCAGTTGCTATGTGGACCGTCGAAGGTGGACGCGGCCATCTGCGCCGCGATGCGGGCCGTCCTAGAGGGGCATCCCGTAGCGGTGTGCGCGTGGTCTGTCGACGAATACGGCGACGGCATCTGGACGACCTCGTGCGGCAAGGATTTCGTGTTCACCGACGACGGGCCGACTGAAAACAACTTCTGGTTCTGCCACAACTGCGGCAAGCGGCTGGCGATCACACCACCGGCACAGAGGCAGGACTATCCGATGGCTCTGGAGTGCCACTGCTGTGGTGACACCGCAGCCACGTGCGACAGTGACGGCCTGTTCTACGACGGGCAACCGTTGGAGTGCGGGTGTCTGGGGCACGTCAGCGTGGATGAGGAAGAAGCGCATATTTACATCTTGGATGGCCCGTGTCCGCCACACGCCAAGTGCCACAAGCCCACGAAGGGCGCGGCGTCAGACGGGAGCCCGCGATGAGCTTCTATCCGGCCCCACGGAAAAGCGTGTATTGCCGGTGCGGCTGTCAGTGGCACGGGTTCTACACCTTCAGTAAACACATCGCGCACCACGCGAAGAAATGTGGACCGCCCATCTCACGGCCAGCATTCGTGCTCGCGGGCTTCAGGGTGGTGAAACCCACGCCGAACCCACGGCGTCAGACGGGAGCCCGCGATGAAGCAGACTATGACGGATTCTATGGGTTTACTGATAGGCGACCCCATACGCCGTCCTGTGGTGGACGAAACACAGTCCGTGATCGACGCCTCACGACTGGTGTCCGATGATCCGCACGCGAGTGTCAACGATCTGCGGTTCCACCTGAACGCGGCGATCTACGCGCTGGAGGAACAGCGGGCGATGTATCGGGCGCGACTGCGTGAGACACAGCAGGACGCGAAACTGCGGATAAGACAGGCGCAAGCGGCATCAAATTGTTCTTACGGCTGCCAGTGCGAGAAACACTACGGGGATAAGCCATGACGAACACCTACGCCTGTCCACATCTGCGATTAGTGACAACCACGCGCACCACGGGCACGGTAACAGTCAGGGTCACGACGCGGAGGCATGACCGTTGCGCGTGCGGCACGTCAACAGCGTCAGACTGGAGCCGCGATGAGTGAGCGATTCCCAGACGAGGTGTTGAAGCGGGCGTATGTGGCGTGTGACTACGCGCTCCTGTCCAGCGTGGCGACGGATTGGGCCGATGGCCTCGCCGCCATGCGGGCCGTGCTAGAGGGGCATCTAGCAGCGCGGCCTATGGAGGATTCTATAGGCTCCACCATAGCCGACCCGATAGAAGCGGAACAGGAGCGCGGCTTCACTGAGGCCCTGATGGTGATCTATCAGCGCGGCCCCGATGATCCTCCCGGTAACGCCATCGCGCTGTTTTGCCCGACGTGTGACCGCACGGCGTTCCAAGGCCACAGTGACACCTGCGCGGCGTCAGACGGGAGCCCGCGATGAGTGAGCGATTCTCGGATGAGGTGTTGCAGCGGGTCTATCAGGCAGCGTCTATCGCGGCGAGTGAAGCGCACGCGGAGTTCGCCACGCCAGAGGACACCATGGCGCGTGCGATTGCCGCGATGCGGGCCGTCCTCGAGGCGTATATGCGAGAGATCGAATCAACGGTGCGACAGCACGGAGCGGCCCGCAATGAGTGAGCAGGGCGAGCTATTCGGCGTCACCGTCGCCTCGCCCTGGTGCGTCTACGAGCCGGCCTGCGCGCCTCGAGGCCGCGCCGAGGAGGGGCTGTGGCGGCAGGAGGGCCCAGACGCCCGCAACCGCCCGGTGACGTGCCTAACGTGTGGGCGCTGCGGCGAGGAAAGCGAAAACCTGCTCGCCGGCCTAGGAAACAAGAAAAAGGCGGTCTAACGGGCCAGCGTGGCGTGCGTGTGGGCGGCCTCTACAACCCGCCCACGGCCCGTACAGGCCCGGCACGCCAGATCCTCGGGGTTGGCGTCCACCGCCCGGGTCGGCGAGGTCCAGGCGTCCTGTAGCCGGTCACGACTCGCCCCTGAGCCGTGGCACGCTGGGCAGCGCACCGTGGGTTGGCCGTGGGGCCACGGAGTTTTGGGCTTTTTCACTCAAATAGACTCGGTTGATTGGCCCCGAGGCAATGTGGGCTGAACCATAGCCGCTCTCGGCTCGCGTTCTCTCTGCCGCGCCCGTCGCCCTGTGACCCGTAGCCGCCTGTCGTCTTCCAGGCCACGACGGCCCAGTCATCCGGCATGGCGTGCTCGCCTTCGTAGCCGCACAAGGCGATCCGCATCAGCGGGTCGTTGCCGTTGGCAATCGCCCATGCGCGCACGTCGTGCGCCACCGAGCCGCTGTCTTCGGCGTAGAGGTTGACGGTGCGATCCGCTTCGTCCGCATAGGGCGGGTCGAGCAGCACCGCTGTCAGGCCGTGCTTCGTGGTCACAGACGGGCCAGTGACGCGCGCCCAGTCACCGCAGCAGACGCGCACGCGCCGCAACCGCTCAGACAAGGCCCGCATCCACTCGCCCTGCCCGGCATTGCCGACGTGGACGCGCTTGCGGTGGACGCCCTGCCCGGCATTGCCGACGTGGACGCGCTTGCGGTGGACGCCCCGCCCGGCATCGCCGACGTGGACGAGCTGGCGGTGGACGCCCTGCCCGGCATCGCCGACGTGGACGAGCTGGCGGTCCTGCACCTGCCACGGGCCTTCACCGGAACACCAGCCGGAACCAATCCAGCATCCAATCCCCCACACCCACCAGCCCGCGATCTGCGCGTCGTAGAAGTCTGGGTCGCCTTCCAGCCGTGCGGTTAGGGTGTCCTTCTGGCCCACGAGCCACGCATGGCGGGCGTGCTGGTCGTTCTCATTCACCGGCCAGTCGGACCATCTCGCCACGGCGTCAGGATCGGCCCCAACGGCCCGCCAGAAGTTGGCAATCATGCCGTCCTTGTCGTTGACCGTCTCAGGCCCGTCGAACGGATGAGGCCGCGACAGCAGCACAGCCAAGCTGCCGGCGAACGGCTCCACGTAGTTCCGCACGTTACCGAACCGAGGCCAGATCAACCCGGCCGCGCGTGACTTGCCGCCGTACCACGGGAACGGTGCTTGTAAGAGTTGGCTGGGCGGCACGGCGGCATCCTCTCACAACCCCCAAACGCGCGCAAAAGCAAGGAAAATGCTAACCACTAAGCATTATGCTTGCCG